TCTTCGACTCGCTGATCTTCACCTGGAAGCGCCGGGAGGCCCGTAGGCCTCCTCCTCTGACCGTGGAGATGATGTCCAGTGACCTGCCGATCAGGTCCTCGTCGTCGGAGTCGGTGACCACGATCAGGTCGTCGTGCTCGGGCAGTGGCTGCACCCAGAAGGGGATCGACAGGTAGGTGGAGGTGACGGTGATCTCCTCCTCCCCGATCACCACCTGCTGCCCCGCTGGCACCTCCCAGATGCGCGCAGGACCCTCGTAGAGGAGTTCTCCCTCGGTGGAGATGTCACGCCGGGTGACCGGGTCGTAGGTGGTGCCAGGACGGCTGATCCGCACCCCCGCGCTCATCAGGTCGGTAGCCCGCTGCCGGATGTGGTCGCGGGGGTAGGTGCCGATCTGCATCCGGATGGGCGAGTCCGAGAGCCCGCTCACGGCCCGCCGACCCACCGTTCACGCCAGTCCCAGTAGGCCGCGTAGTTCTGGTCCGCGATGTCGCCGTAGTCCTGCTGTCCGGCCTCGGGGTTGTCGTGCATCCGGGTGCCGAAGGCCGGGGGCTCCGCACCGGGTGTGAGCTCGGTGGTGTAGTCCAGGCCGCCCACGTAGATGACCCCGGGGAAGCCGGACGCGGACTGGCTCCGCAGCCGCTCAGCCAGCCGCAGGTACTTCTCCTGCAGCACGTTGGTGCCGACACTCTGGGAGTCGGCACTGATGTCGACCTCCCGGGCCAGCTTGGAGGCGATCCCTTCCGCGCAGTAGGCCGCCACCGTGTAGTCGTCGTAGTCGGTCCAGCGACCGATGAAGAAGTCGATCTCCTCGTCCTGCAGCAGCACCTGACCGGAGTTGGTGTCCCCGGTCAGGAGCCGTAGCGCATCCCGGCGAATGCTCGCCGGGTCGACGTAGGTGAAGGTCATCTCAGCTCTTCGAGCGGGTCTTCCGGGTCGTGGTCTTGGGCTCGTCGTCGGGAGCCGTGTTCTCCTCAGTGGGCTCGTCACCAGAGTCACCCGTGTCCACCGAGGTGGGCTCGCCAGCGGCGACCGGGTTCTCCAGGTCCTCGTCCTTGGCCTCGATGTCCTCGTCTACGACGGGCTCTTCGTCCTCGGCCTGCTCCTCCTGACCCTTCAGCCACTCCTCCTTCAGCTCCTTGGCGTACTCCTTGGCCTCGTCCGGCTCCAGCGTGGGGGAGCTGAACACCTGGCTGTTGAAGGGGTCCTGACGCTCCAGCACCGAGGGCTCGCCCTCTTCTACCTCGACATGGTCCTTGCTCTTGGTCACGGCCTGTACCTCCTCGAAGTCGCTCTGCAGGTCTCCATCATCGAACTCCGGTCGCAACGGGTTGTCCTCGCTGGCCCGGTAGCTCTTGGTCTCATGCTCCTCGTTGTCCTTGAACGCCTCTTCGGCGGCCTTGGCCCGCACGTCGTTGCGGTCGTCACCGTCGTCCTCGGTGTCGGCAGCGTCCTCGGCCTCCCGCTTCTTGGAGTCCTCGAACAGCTGCTCACGGGGCAGCTCGACCGGTCGCGGGGAGATCTGGTTGACCTCGATCTTGCGGGTCCAGTCCTCGGCGGTGGCGGGAGAGGCGGTCCGGGCAGCGAGCTTGCTCAGCTCCTCGGCGTCACGGGCGTCCTGGGCCTGCTGCAGCTTCTTCGGCGGTGTCCATTCCATGTCGACTGGGCTCTCTCCTCGGTTGATGATGTCGTGAACTTCCTGGTAGGTCCGCACCGCACTGAAGACGTGCGGGGGCAGGTAGGCGTAGTTGGCGTCCGGCACGTAGGCGTAGAGGAAGCCAGCAGAGATCAGGGCGTAGAGGTTGGTCGAGGTGACCGCCTCCTCCGGCGCAGGTTCACCCGGCCAGGCCCAGCCTGCTGGCGTCTGGAACGGACGCCCCACGATGTACTGAGTGTCCTCAGTGGGATCCAGTCGGCTCATCTCTCTCCTTCAAGCAAAAAGGGCGGGGGCCGTGTGGCCACCGCCCCTCAGGCTTCATTCAACGCTGACTTACGGGACGTCCACCGCAGAGCCGACGACGTCGGTGAGGAACAGACCGCAGTCACGGCTGATGACCTGCATCGAGTAGGTCATCTCACCCTCGATCCGGTCCGAGCGGATCGCGTCCATGCGGAAGCGAGCCATCCGGATGCCCTGCGCGTTGCCGCCCAGGTAGCCGTTCCAGGTGAAGGTGTAACCGGCAGCCGGGCTCATCAGGGACGGGCTCGACGGGGTGTAGCAGAGCAGCGCGCTGTTCGGGTTGGCGATGAACTTGTTCACCGCAGCCGCGTCCTGCAACGCCATGTCCTCGATGTCCACGCCATCGGAGTAGGTGGCGTAGGAGACCAGGATCTTGTCGACCCCGAAGAGCGTGCTGAGCAGCTCCTCGGTGACGATGCCCCGCTGGGTGTACTTGATCCGGTCGATGATGGCCGGGTGGTTCTTCAGGGCCTTCAGGCAGTTGGCCCCCATCACCAGCGTGTTCGGCTTGAAGCCGGTCTGCTGGATGAAGTTGACCGTGGCCGTGGCGAAGAAGCCCACCGGGTCTGAGGTGGCGAGATCCCACCGCTGACCCTCCGGGCTGCCGCCCGTGCCCTTCTTCAGCTGCTGGTCGGTGAGCCAGACGCCCGGACGGAAGAAGCTGGCCGCCCAGTCCAGGTCCCGCTTGATGAGCAGCTGGTTGGTCACGAACGCGGTGGCGTCGGAGTCCATCTTGAACAGCGAGTCCGCGTTGGCGCGGAGCTGGTCGTCGATGTCCTTGTGGACGCCGTACACGTGCGCGAAGTACTGATCGGTCCCGACGTTCCAGCCGGTGCCCGGAGTCTCAGTGCTCGGGGCCCGACGCTGGACGTCAGTCCGTCGCCAGTCGCTCTTGGAGTACTTCCAGTAGAGGTCCGACTGCTTGGAGACGGGGACCTTGGGGAAGACCTTGTCCGCGATGAAGTTCTTCGCCGACTGGATATAGGCCACGCTGACGTTGGTCAGCGGCTGATTGATGTGCAGGTCAGACTGCGTGGGGCTCGGCATCGTCTACTCCTCTCTCAGTTGCACCGGAGCAGAACGGATGTCAGCTCGTTGGCGACGGTGGCGGCTTCGAGAGCGATACCGATGCCTGCACCGGCACCGGACTTGACGGCTCGACCAGTGGCGTCGGTGTCGATCTTGTCGCCCGGAACGAAGGCCCCGCCAGCCATGACCCGGGAGACTCCCCGGATGGCTACCGTTGCCGCCTCACCAGCGACCTGCGGCTTGTTCTGGCAGACGCCGACCACGGCGTCTCCCACAGCCGTGGCAAGACCACACTGCTTGGCTCCGGTGACCTTCACGAACCGGTACTGAGCCTTCCCGAAGTGCGGGTTCGCCGCCCCCGGTGTACCGGCGACGCCGGTGTATCCGGCCAGGCTGGCATCCGCAGTCAGCGTGATGTTCCTGATGGCTTCGTCGTACGCCATGGTGCTCTACCCTCCTTCAGGGGTCAGAAGTTGTAACGCGGTGCGCTGTTGTAGCCACCGGTCTCGTTGAGGTACTGCGCGTACAAGGACGGGTCCTGCTCGAAGGCCTTGGCGATCTCGGCCTCCGTGGAGGAGTCCTCACTCTTGGAGACCCCGGAGTTGGCGTGCTGCTCGATGACCGCCATCACGTCGGAGTTGAATCCGCCGCCCGTGGCACCGATCTCGTTGAGAGCCGAGTCACTGGCTGCCGAGAGGCACTTCTGCAGAGTCACGATGCTGGACTCGTCGAGGTTGTCCGCGCAGTCCATCAGGGCTGCCGCGAGCTGCTCCTCGCCCACCGGGAGACCCCCGTAGGACTTGGCGATCTCCATGTACTCGGACTCGCGGCGAATCTCCCGCTCGACCTCGACATCGGCCTGCGCCTTGTGGACCAGGCTCTCCAGGTGCGAGATGTAGCCAGCGGCCTTGGAGATGACCTCGTCGCGGTCCTCGTCGGTGACGGCCTTGGAGAGGCTCCACCGCACGTCCTGCTCGAAGTCCGGGTCCTGCGCGTACGTCTGTCGGGTCGGGAAGCTCTTGCCCACCAGCTGGGGCTCTTCCTCGTACTCCTCGACCTCGATCTCGTCCACGTCCTGCTCGGTGTAGACGAACCCCTGCCCGTCCTCATCGAAGACAACATCGCCCTCTGCGAGGCTGTTGACGTCGACGGGGTTCCCATCCTGATCGGTGTATCCCATGGCTTCCTCCTGTTCGACGCCGTCAGCAGACTTGGCGATGGCGACCCGCGAGTGCTGGTTCGCGCCCTTGTAGACGAGGCTCACCTCGTCGAAGATCATGTCGCTCAATCTGTTCGGCATTTCAGTCCCTATTATGTCGAGGGTGGCAACGATGGTGCCTCAGTAGTACTGGGGCCGGTACGCCGCTGAGTAGGTCTTCCCGCGCCTGCTTCGCTCGTTGGTGGCGAGCTTCACGCCGCCGCCGATGGCCCCAGCACCACCCAGTGCGAGCAGAGCCGCCTTGCCACCCTTCACGTTCCTGATCCGTCCGGCCCGCGCCTTGGCCGCCTTGGTCTTCAGGTTCTTGATCCGACCCTTCTGATGCAGGGCCTGCTGAGCCTGCGGAACGGCGGCAGCGATGGACCCGGCCCCACCGGCTGCGAGCACCCCGGCAGCGATCTTGTTCTGCTTGTGCCGCTCTTCCTCGGGGTCGTACACCTTGTGAACCGCTGCATCCAGCCGGTTGACCTTGTTCTTCAGATCGGCGTACTCCGCGTTGTGCCTCTTCGCCTTCTTGCTCTCCTGGCGCTGGATGGCGGCGTAGTTGTAGCCACCCAGTCCACCGATCCCGGCGCTGGTGGCCAGGATCGGGGTCTCCGCGCCCTTCGCCGCTGACCTGAGCTTCTCCAGCCGTCCGCCAGTGCTTCCGACCGCATGGCCCACCTTCTTACCGGCGAACATCTCCGCCTTGGGAGCGTGCTCTCCGATCTCTTTGATCGCCCTCCCAGCGGGCTTCGAGCGCAGAGCCAGCACGCCCAGGGCACCAAGACCCAGGGTGGAGGTAGCGATGGAGGAGGCAGCACCGAGCTTCTTGCGACGCGCCAGCTGCTCGTCGCTCCACTCCTTCTTCTCGATACTCTCCAGTGTGATGAGGCTAGGCATCAGAAGGGACCCGTCTTCCCGAACCGTGCACGCTGAACCCCGCCAGCTTGCCGTCCTTCGCCTCGGCCCATGTGTGATCGTCGTTCACCTTGAAGCCGACCCACCAGCCCTCCGGCGTCTCGTCCGGGAGGCCCATGGCGACCTTCTTCTCGGGAGTGACGACGAAGCTCTCGATCATGTCGCTGACGTGGATCGGCCCGGCGTCGCCCTTCTGATGCATCTTGCCGCCCACCCGCGACTTCTTGACGAACTCATAAGCGGCCTTCTCGATCTCCTCCAGTGGGATCACGTCACCCTGGAGATCGACCACGTCGATGCCACCGGACTTGGTCACGCTGGCCCAGCCGAAGACCTGGCGCTTGTCGGTGTCGACCTTGGAGATCTCGGTGTAGATGTCGAACTCCGTCTTGCCGAACTCCTTGGGCGGTGGCGTCGCACCGGACTTCTTCTCTTTCCGGTTCAGCACCTGGTTGGTGATGGTGTCACCCGCCAGGTTGCCCACCTGTAGCCCGGCTCCACCGCCAGCCAGAGCCAGGACGGTCTTGGGGTTGCGGTAGAGCTTGCGTGCCTTCAGCACACCCTTTGCTCCCACGCGCTTGACCCCCGTCCCGTGGCGGGCGGTAGCGATCAGCTTGCGGGCACCCTTGGTGTTCGGTGTCGGATCGGGGCGCTTGTAGTACTTCCGGTGCGCTGCGGCGAGCTGCTTGAAGGCACCGGGAACGGCTGCCGCTCCGGCACCGATACCGACCACGTTGGAGATCTGGGCGATCCGCTTCTGGGTGTCCTTGCTCTTCTCTTCCTTGCCGAACTCGATCAGCGCCTTGGAGACCTCTGCGCCCGCGTCCCCGTAGAGCAGGTCGACGATGGTGGCACCAGCCTCGCTGTGCTCCTGCAGTGCCTTGACCACGTCCATGGGTTCATTCTCCTTTGCGCGTCTACTCGTCGAAGGGGTCGAGATGGTAGGCGTGAGCCAGGATCCGTTGACCGGTCTCGGGGTCGGTGATCGAGCCGAGAACCTCGATGTTGTGGTGGGGACCAGTGACAATCCAGTCAGGGTGGTCTCTGCGGTTCAAGCCCAGGTCCTCGGTACTGAACTCCATGTCGATCCGGTCGACCTTGACCAACGACGGTGTGATCTCCTCGATCACGTCATCAATGGCCTGACCCCGGAGCCGACCCTTGCGGGACAACACCTCGGCTTCGATCTGGTGCGCCCTGTTGTCGTAGTTGGAGTGAACCTGGATCTCCTGCATCGGGTCGAAGGACATCGGTGGGTCCATATGCTCCGGCATCCCCGACGATTTCCGGTCCTCGTAGATCTGCTTGGCCCTAGTCCACTCGAACAGTGACCGGAGGCCCTCGTAGTCGGCGTAGTACTGCTCGCCACCTTCGGAGTAGATGGGGACCAGGTCCTTCCCCTCCTGTTCCAGAGCGTCATAGATGCGTTCGGTGTAGTTCTCAGCCAACTGGTTCTCGACCAGTTCGTATGCGTCGGCGAAGTCGTTGACCATCCGGTTCTGGTCGAGCTCGTAGTCCTCGACGTGGTCCAGGTCGTCCGGCACCACGCCGTAGACCTCTTCGCCCCGGTCCAGGGTGATGATGCTCGGCTTG